GTTGACCCTTGAAGGTAGGAGATCTTCACTGGTGGAGTGGCTAGGGCAGGTAGGAGAGGATGGGCGTATCCACGGTACGATAAACAACATCGGTGCATGGACTGGTAGGTGTGCTCACAAAGCACCTAACACAGCGAACATACCATCTGCTTTTCATGGTGAAGCAAGGTCAGCAGTAGAAGAAGTAAAGAAGCAGTATGACTCTCACCTCAGAGCCTGTTGGACTGTGCCTAGTGGATCTTTCCTAGTGGGTACAGACGCTGACGGAATCCAGTTGAGGGTACTGGCTGATTACCTTTGGAGATACTTCGATGCTGATCAGTATGCCAGAGCTATCATGGAAGGTAAGAGAGAAGACGAGACAGACATACACAATATTAACAAACGTGCTTTGGGTATCAACCATGCCACCAGAGATATGGCTAAGACTTTTATTTATGCTTGGCTACTAGGGGCAGGGGTTGCCAAGACTGCACAGATACTCAAGGTCAATCATCAACAGGCTAACGAAGCCAGAGAAAACTTTGTTAGATCTATCGATGGCCTGTCTCAACTAAAGAATAAACTTATACCTGCTGTTGGAGAGCAAGGGTACTTCACTGGCTACGATGGGCGTAAGGTTAAAGTACCATCAACACACAAGGCTCTGGCAGGTATGCTACAGTCAGCAGAAAGTATTCTCATGAAGCACACACTTTTGAGGTGGACTTCTGAGGCAAGGAAGCTAGATATAAACTTTAAGCTAGTAGGATTTATACACGATGAATATCAAACAGAGGTGATAGGAACAGAGGAAGAAGCAAAAGAGTTAGGAAAGATACAAGCGGATTGTATGCTTGCAGTAGGAGAGGAGTTAGGCTTCAAGATACCTACTCCAGGATCTTACGACATTGGAAGAAACTGGCTTGACACACATTAAAGATTATGGTAAAAGCCGAATCAGTTCATAACGTCATAAACATAAGAGGGTAAAATGGCAAAAGAATCTAAAACACAAATCGTAGAAGTCTTCGGTACATTAGAGTGGGCTAAGGTCTTCGAACACAATCGAGATCGTGCCGCTTGGAACGAAGAGAAAGATGGCGAGTACAAAGTTACTGTCATCATGGACGATGAGAATGCAACTAAACTAAAAGAGTCTGGTTGCGCTAAAGCAATGCACGAGGTAGAGGGTGGTACTAAGGTAACTTTAGCTCGTCCACATAAAGGTAAGTTCGACTGGCAAGGTGGAGCACCTACGGTTGTAAACATCAAGGGTAAGCCTTGGGATTTCGATATGGATGGTTACATCGGTAACGGATCTACAGGTGTTGTTCGAGTAGCAATATACCCTGCTGGAAATTCTGGACGTATTGGCTCACGTCTTGAATCTGTACAGGTTGTTGATCACGTTGAGTTTGAATCAGAAGGTGGTGGATCTTCTGGTGGTTTCAACGATCTGTCTAGTTACTCCTCAAAAGAAGCCAAACCAAAGCCTAAGAAATCAGCAGCAAAGAAAGCTGTTGATGGGGAAGCTGTACCCTTTTAGGCAATTCCTTTTTGTTGTGTTGTGTGAGAATGCCCCTTCCCTTAGTTGGGTGGGGGCAACAAATCAAAAGAGGATAGAATGAAAAGTATAGACACATTAGTACATGACATCGAGCAGACAATCATTGGTAACAATGGTTGGGATAATACTCTTGGTGATGCTATGTCTACGAGTATATCTCGTATGGCAGAGCAGAGGTTTTCTAAACCACAGGAGCCAAGAGGATACCTATCGTTGTCTTCTCTTGGTACTAAGTGTGAAAGAAAACTTTGGTATAAGATAAACAAAACAGGTGAGGGTGAGGTACTACCACCGTCAGCATTACTGAAGTTCTTCTACGGTGATATCATTGAGGAGTTAGTTCTAACGATAGCTGCTGTGTCAGGACACAGTGTTACTGGTATGCAGGACAGACTGGATGTTCATGGTATCAAAGGACACAGGGATGCTGTGATCGATGGTATGACTGTTGATGTTAAGTCTGCATCACCTTACTCATTTAAGAAATTCAAAGAAGGTAACCTTCGAGAGGATGATCCCTTCGGATATATCTCTCAGTTATCTTCCTACGTCTACGCAGCCAAGGATGATCCTAAGGTAACTAATAAAACTGAGGGCGCATTTCTTGTTATTGATAAAGTAAACGGACACGTATGCTTAGATGTCTATGACTTTACTGATGAACTGAAGACAAAAGAAAAAGAGGTCAACCACCTTAAGGACATGATCACTTGGGAGCAGCCACCAGATCGAGGGTTTGATCCTGTGCCTCAGTCTTCCAAGAATCCTAAAGGTAATAAGAAACTAAGTAGTGCCTGTTCGTACTGTGACTTTAAGAAAGAGTGCTATCCAGGATTACGTAAGTTTATTTATTCTGATCGTCCTGTTTTTCTAACTAAGGTTGTAAAGAAACCTATGGTTCCTGAGGACTTGGAGTTTAACAGTGACCTTCACCAAGAATAAGTTAAGAGGTATACAAGCAGGGTACAGGTCTGGTCTTGAAGAAGATATGGCTAAGTATCTAAAGAAGTGTAAGATAAAGTTTACCTATGAGAAAGAAAAGATTAAGTGGGTAGACTTGAAGATAAGAACTTATACTCCTGACTTTGTATTAGAGAATGGAATAATAATAGAAACGAAAGGAAGATTTATATCAGTCGATAGACGCAAGCACAAAGAAATAAAGAAACAGTTTCCAGATCTAGACATACGATTTGTTTTTAATAATAGTCGATCTAAACTTTACAAAGGTGCTAAGAGTTCTTATGGTGATTGGTGTAAGAAACATGGTTTCAAATATGCAGACAAGACAATACCAAAAGAATGGTTGAAGGAATTAAAAGATGAGCAATAAATTTGTTCCAGTCGTAGAAATAATTGAAGTTATACGTGGCCCTTACGATGATGAAGAAGGTAACATATGGAATCTTTGTCTGACTAGGAGCGTATCTGACTTGAAAGAGTCTGAAGAAGAGTACTACTATCGTACTATGAAAGACGCAATGGATGATGTTGACAGGCTACATAAGACAGGTCCGTTTGCAATAGACGAATGGGGTAACTCAGAGCAAGATCATACACATAAGCAAACCAGAAAGGTGATAGAACATGTCCAGTAAAACAGCAATAATATTTAGTTGTGCTCATACAGATCCAAGTATACCTAACGATAGGTTCGATCTGTTGGGTGAATTAATTTATGACATCAACCCTAGCTACGTAGTAGACCTAGGTGATGGTGCTGACATGAAGTCATTAAATAGTTTTGATACTAGATATCCTGAAGCTATTGTCTCTCAGAACTATGAGCAAGACATCGAACATTACAACGAAGCTATGGAACGTCTACGTAAGAAACCTAGTATCAGAAAGTATAAGAAACCATTTTGGATTGGATTCGAGGGCAACCATGAAAACAGAATTAAAAAAGCAATCGCCCATGACCCCCGACTACAGGGAGAAAAATATGGGATATCCTTTGGGCATCTTCAAACGGATCACTGGTTCGATGAATACCACGAGTATCAGCACTCAGCACCTGCAATCGCTGACTACGATGGGATATCATATGCTCATTTCTTTTCTAGCGGTAATTATGGCACAGCTATGTCTGGTGTTCATCATGGTTACACCTTACTACAAAATAGAAACCATTCTTCTACCTGTGGTCATAGTCATAAACGTTCTATTTACTTTAAAGATTCTGCACACCCTAATTCGATTATCGGTTTGGTTGCAGGATGTTTCAAAGGTGGAAGCGAAGGATGGGCTGGACAATCTAATTTAGAATGGTGGAAAGGTTGTGTCATCAAGAGAGAAATAAGAGATGGTGTATACGAACCAGAATTTGTATCTCTTGAAAGATTACAAAGAGAATATGGTTGATTTATTTATTTGTTTGAATATAACTAGAGGTTCTTGTTATGAGGTATGAGATAAGAATGACGATAGCTGTAGATCCTGAAGCTAACTTCATAGAGGCAGATCTATCAGACATGCCTAGAGTTGTTCAGGAACTTGTATCAACAGCCATGTATGATATAGACGATGTAATTGTAGAGGAGTGTGAAGTAGAAGAATGCTAAACAAAACTGATTTAGAAGCGTGGGAATACTACAACGAAACTTATAAGAATAAAGATATGAGTTTGAATGAGTATCAGAGTGCAGCAGCTAAGACCGCTGTGTACAAAACAGCACATCAAATACTTTATCCTGCACTTGGACTAGCAGGTGAAGCAGGAGAGGTAGCTAATAAAGTAAAGAAGATGCTACGTGATAATGACTTTGACCGTGATGCTATCGTTGCTGAGATAGGTGATGTCCTTTGGTATATTGCTGCTTTATCCAGAGATCTTAATGTTAATCTTCAAGACATCGCTCTAGCTAATATTGAGAAACTGTATGGACGTAAAGAAAGAGGAACACTACAAGGCAGTGGAGACAAACGATGAGTGATATTTATATGGCAATGTTTATACTCTTCTGTATAATAGCAGGAGCAATCTGGGTCTTTACGAGGAATTATAAATGAGTAATTATCTACCAACGGATTATCAATCCTTTATACACAAATCACGTTATGCAAAGTACTTCGATGGTAAAGGCAGGGAGTCTTGGCCTGAGACAGTAGGACGTTATGTCTCTGAGGTTGTACATACAAGAGTTGAAGAGCCTGTTGCTAATGAGATCGAACAAGCTATCCTCAGCCTCGAAGTCATGCCATCGATGAGAGCCATGATGACTGCTGGTCCTGCTCTCGAAAGAGATAACACTGCAGGGTACAACTGCAGTTATCTACCAGTCGATGACCCTAAGTCATTCGATGAAGCTATGTTTATTTTATTGTGTGGTACTGGTGTGGGCTTCTCAGTAGAGAGACAGTTCGTACAGAAACTACCAGAGATACCTGAGTTGTATGATAGCGACACAACTATAGTAGTTAGAGACAGTAAAGAAGGTTGGGCTAAGGCTTTCCGTCAGCTACTAGCTTTACTGTGGGCAGGTGAGATACCTCAGTGGGATGTCTCTCGTGTACGTCCTGCAGGTGCAAGGTTAAAAACATTTGGTGGTAGAGCCAGTGGTCCTGCTCCTCTTGTTGACTTGTTTAACTTTGCAGTAAAGATATTCAAAGATGCACAGGGGCGTAAGCTATCTTCTATCGAGTGCCATGACCTTATGTGTAAAGTCGGTGAGGTAGTTGTAGTAGGCGGTGTTAGACGCAGTGCTATGATCTCTTTGTCCAACCTAAGTGATGATCGTATGCGTCATGCTAAGTCAGGTAAGTGGTGGGAGAATGAACCACAACGTGCACTGGCTAATAACTCTGTGTCTTACTCAGAGAAACCAGATGGCATTTCTTTCATGAGAGAGTGGATGGCATTAGTAGAATCAGGAAGTGGAGAACGTGGTGTATTCAATCGTGAAGCATCTAAGAAACAAGCTGCGAAGTATGGCAGACGTGACCCTAGTTATGAGTTTGGTACTAACCCCTGTTCAGAAATTATCTTACGGCCTTACCAGTTTTGTAACCTCACTGAAGTCGTGGTTCGAGCTACAGATACAATTGATGATCTTAAACGCAAAGTACAACTGGCAACAATTCTTGGAACTATTCAGTCTTCCTTCACTAAGTTCCCATATCTGCGAAAAGTGTGGCAACGAAATACCGAAGAAGAACGACTGTTGGGTGTGTCGCTCACTGGAATAATGGACAACCCATTGATGACTTCTCACAACAAGGGTCTAGACAAAACACTAGAACACTTACGAGAGGTAGCTGTACTAACAAATAAAGAGTGGGCTATGCGGTTGGGTATACCTCAGTCTGCTGCTATAACTTGCGTCAAACCTTCGGGAACGGTTTCACAACTTGTTGATTCCAGTTCTGGGATACACGCTAGACATTCCCCTTACTATGTTCGAACAGTTCGAGGAGACAACAAAGATCCTCTTACTCAATTCATGAAAGATCAAGGGATACCTAGTGAGCCTTGTGTTATGAAAGGAGATACTACAACTGTATTTAGTTTCCCTATCAAATCACCAAGAGGATCAGTTGTTACTTCAGACATGTCTGCAATTCAGCAGCTAGAGACTTGGTTAATCTATCAGCGTCATTGGTGTGAGCATAAACCAAGTGTGACTATCAATGTCAAAAAGGATGAGTGGTTTGAAGTAGGATCATTTGTGTATGAACACTTCGATGAAATGTCTGGTGTATCTTTCTTACCTTATGATGAACATACCTATCAGCAAGCACCATACCAAGACTGTACCAAAGAAGAGTACAAAGAGTTACTTAAACTAATGCCAAAGAAGATCGACTGGTCTAAGCTTGGTGACTACGAACAAGAAGATAACACTGTAGCTATGCAGACAATGGCTTGCTCTGGAGATGTTTGTGAAGTTGTAGATTTAGTTTAACGTTGACTATTGTTTAAAAAGGAAGTATCATTATGAGTAAGACTTGTGAACATTGTGGATACTTATTAGACGATGATGACCACTGTTATGAGTGCGAACAAAGACGTGAAGAAATTGGTAATCTTATAGACCTAGCAGGAAGAAAAGAGATAATGGATAAAAAGAAGTTTGATTCAGTAGACAAACCTATACACTACAATGCAGGTGGTATCGAAGCTATTGATGCTATCCTGGCTGCGACAAATGATTTAAGTGAAGGTTACTTACAAGGTAACATTCTTAAATACGTGTGGAGATACAGGTACAAAAATCGTATAGAAGATTTAAAGAAAGCACGTTGGTATTTAAATAAGTTAATTGAGATCTATGAGCATAAATAATAAAAGAAAAACCCTTGAGCAAGAAGCCCAAGAGTTTCTAATGAAAGGCAAAGAAGTTATTCCCCAAGGATCTATAAAGCTTGGGGATTACTTTGCTGGATGCGCTCTGTCTGGTTTGATTGCATCTGGCAAGTACCTACGGTCTGACGAGATTGTGGATGAAGCTTACAAGTATCGAGACAGGATGCTTAAAGCCAATAAATAATAACACTCCCACAAACTAAACCCCTAGCTGATCACTAGGGGTTTTTCTTTTAGTAAGGTTCGTTATCCTGTACTTGAGGTACAAGACTTAAGAGCCTAAGTCTTCTGTTTATTTCCTGTTCAACAGTCTCAGAAGAAGATATCATACTGTCTGCACTTTCATATCCCATCTTCATTGCAGCAGCATCAAATACCTCAGCCCCTTCTCTGTTTTTAATTATTACATAGTTGT